GTTTCCCAGTCACGATCAGTTGGGGGCATTCATTCCACGTGCACTGGAAGCTGGTGACGCATTCTTCATGACGATCATCAAGAACGGGGAGCTTGAAGCGTTCGCAGATCGTGCGATCAAGAAAGGTGTACCATTCAATTCACAGCAAGCAGAAAAGATCGCGCGTGAGAAAGCGATGTACTACTTGTTCCGAGAAAAGCCAGGTCGCGTTGGAGATATCCAAGCTCGTCGCGGTCAAGGATATTTACTCGCGTCTATTGACCAAGGAACACAGGCGATGGAAGCCTTACGTAAAGTCCCAGGTGTGCGATGGGTGGTTCCATTCCTTCATACGCCGATGAACATCTTCAAGCAAGGTATCGAGTACTCACCGCTTGGTGTTGCAACGATTCCTGGTGCACAGAACAAACAAGAACAGGTTGCGAAGTCGATTGTTGGCTCTACAGTATTCGCAGGAACGGCAGCGTATATCTTTTCGAATGACTCAACGTGGGCTGCTCCGTCAGGAGATGAAGAGAAGTCTGCGTTCTACGCAAGTGGACGTCAGCCGTACTCGATTAAAGTTGGCGATCGCTGGGTGTCTTACTCTAAACTTGGTCCGATTGCGTACCCGATGGCAATGGCGGCAGCGCTAAAACACTACACGCAACAAGATCCTGACCGCTTCGATAAGAACGCGCTAGAGAAGATAACGAGTGCACTTGTCGGGATCTCCGGATTCTTTGCAGATCAGTCGTATGTTCAAGGGTTAGATAACCTTATCAACCTCCCAGATGAAGGTTGGAAAGGTAAGGCCGCACGTGCGAAACTCGCGACAGCAGTACCGACACAACTCATCCCTCTTAGTTCACTTGTAGGTTGGGTAAACCGTAACTTCATCGATCCAGTTTATCGAGAAGTAGAACGTCCAATCGATTCTATTAAAGCAAGCCTCCCAGGGCTTTCGAAGCAGTTAGAAGCTCACTCTGATCCAAACGGAGACGCGAGTGTTCGGCGCTTCCGTTTATTGAACGCGTTCTCTCCTGTGAGAGTGACGCCAGAAGATGAAGAGTTCAACGAAACGTTACGGCGTGAGCAGGGCGCACGTTCATATTGGGAGTATATGAAGGACCTACCGAACAGCGAGAAGAACCGGATAATGCAAGATCTTTATCAGAACGATGAATCGTTTTATAAGAAGCTTGAAAAAGAGGTTCGTTACGACCAACTTGGTCTTTCCGAGGAAGAACGAGGACTCATCGGTACACGTATATCAGAACGAGCTGACACAATCGTTGGCATGCTCGCTAACCTCGATACAAATGCGGAAAAGAACGAGTTAGTAAACCGTCTCTATGAAGCAGGTATTTGGACCGATGCAACAGATGACGAAGTACGAAGACTTTTAGGGAAATAGAAAACAGACAGCGAAAGTGCTGTCTGTTTCTTTTATCCAATATGGAATGCTTCTGCGTATGCGAGAACGGCTTGTTTTGGAGTGAACGTTGGAAGACGTTCTAGTAGTGTTTTGTACCAGAAGTCTTTTACAAAGTTCGCTTCTTCAACCGTTATCTCGAAGCTCACATGTTTCTCCGCGATCTTATCCATTTTCTTCACCTCTTTGCCGAGGTGTTTTTTTAGATACGTTTCCCATGTCACGAGAGGTTGCTCTTGCTTGTACTGCTTTCCTAGATCTTCTCGTTTGTCTTTATAAGGACCGTACTGTTTCATGAATGGCTCAATCGCCTTCTCAAGTTTCTCACTCAAACTCACACAGTTGCGTAACGCATTCATAGGGGTTAGCTCAGATGTTGGTACGCTCTCTAGCGTCAAGCGCAAGATGTAAGCGTAATCGTTTCTAAGCTTTAGTTTCATCTTCTTCAATTTCAATGACTGAACATTCAGTCGTAATTAGTAGTGAGGCAACAGATACCGCTGATCGAAGTGCCGACTTTGTCACCTTCTTTGGATCGATCACACCAGCAGTAATCATATCATCTTCGTATTCTAGTGTCTTCGCGTTGAAGCCGGATTGACTGCTCTCTTCAGAGAGTAGTCTTTCAACAACCTCGTCTGGGTCAACACCAGCGTTCGTTGCGATCTGTCGTGCTGGCGCAAGGAGTGCATCAATAACGAGACTATAACCTTGTCCTTCAGCTCCTTCCGTTGGCACATTAAGTTGACGGTGCGCTTCAATGAGTGCGCTGCCCCCACCTGGAACGATACCCTCTTTGATTGCTGCTTTCGTTGCTGCGATCGCGTCCTCTGCACGATGGAAGATTTCTTTCCGTTCTACTTCGGTTGCCGCGCCAACGCGTAAGACACCGATTCCTCCTGTGAGGTTTGCGAGCCGTTTCTCAAGCGCTTCTTTCTTCAGCTGGTCTTCTTCGCTTTCTAGTTGGTGCTTGATTTGCTTGATGCGTTCCTCTAACGTTTCTTTCCCACCACCCTCTATGATTGTCGTATCATCCTTTGTTGAGATCACACGTTTCGCTCTTCCGATATGCTCAGGCTTTACGTCTTCGAACTTGATCCCATTCTCTTCTGAAATAACGGTCGCGCCAACCGCAGCGGCGATATCGTACAAGTATTCTTTCCGCTTTGGTCCGTAGTATGGAGCTTTCACAAGCAATCCAGAGAAGTTCCCCTTCATCTTGTTGTTAATGAATGTTCCCGTGACAATGTCTGAGAAACCATCAGAGATTAAGACTGCTTCATTCTTTCCGGCCACTTCCGCGACAACACGCAAGACACTCAAAACGGCTTGTGGTGTCGTGATCTTCTGATCTGTGATGAAGATAGCAGCGTCTTCATAGCGGGCCTCCATCTTGTTCGCATCAGTAATAAGTTGGTGGTGAACGAATCCTGAATCGAAGAACATTCCCTTTGTCGTATCTACCTCGATTCCTTCGCTTGCTCCTTCGTCTACTAAGAGTGCTCCATCTACACCAACTTTATCGAATGCTTCTGCGATCTTATCGCCGAGTGCATCATCGTTGGCAGAGATGCTTGCGACACGTCGAACAGTTTCTGTGTCTTTTACTGGCTGAGCAATGTCTTCGAGAACTTCTTCGACATCTTTCAATGCACGCTCCATCCCACGACGCATAGACTGAGCGTCTACATCTGCATTCGCGAGAACCTCTACACCTTTGTTTGCGAGCTCTTGTGAGAGAAGAGATGCTGTAGTAGTTCCGTCTCCGACAACGTCAACGGTTTTGTTCGCGACGGATTTCACGAGGCGCGCGCCCGTTTCCTCTAACTCATCCTTTAGTGTAATCGATCGCGCGACAGTCACGCCATCCTTTGTCACAACAGGATCACCGAAAGGACGTGAGATGATGACTGTGCGACCACGTGGTCCTAGTGTTGTCTTCACCGCATTCGCAAGCTTGTTCACTCCCTCGAGTAAGCCTGAGCGTGCATCGTTACTAAAATGTATTTCTTTGTACTTCATGTTAGTTGGTTAAGTTATTTCCCATCTTCGTTTTTTATAGAAGCGCGTTCGCTCTCGCGCCTGGTTTTTAAGTATTCCGTTACCGACATCTTGGACATCAATGATCTTCGGTTTTTTCTTTCCCTCGAATAGCCGTAGTATTCTTCCAGCTGACTGTTCAGTGAGTATACGTGATCTGAGATCACCAGCAATAATGAGTGTGTCCAGCTGAGGAATATCAACGCCGGTTGATAGAAGAGAGAAAGTACCAAATAGACAATCAAAAGCGGTGGTACCGTCACGAAGACTTTCAATCTCCATCGCACGAGATTTCGCGGATCCTCTTGAACGAAGATAAACGAGTTCGCAATCTTCGGCGACAGCTGACCCAATGTTTTCATAGTGTTTTACACGTTTTGTTAGAACGAGAACTTTTCTTCCGGTTCTCACTTCTCGATCAACGAGGTAGGCAATTAACCCGTTTCGTGCATCATCTTCTATCTGCTGGTTGATCATTTCTGTGTACTCCCAAGCACGGTCAAGTTCTTCGTTATTGTACTTAATGATTTCTACGGTAGGTGATTCTCGTTCAAGGTTTCTGTCGACCAAGACGGGTCCGAACAAGTATCTGATTGCATCCTTCTGACCGTCTCCTCGATCATTAGTGGCAGTAAGTCCGAATCGGAAATATGATTCGAAAAACTGGAGAGAAGCGTTAGCTCGTTTTGGTACAAAGAGATGGCATTCGTCTGCGATGACACATCCGAACTCTTGCGGTGAAAGTTCACCTGAATCAATCCTTTTCTGAAGCGTCTGTACAGTAGCAACAGTAATATCTTGGATATCAAACCGTTTGGACTGAATGACACCGCAGCGTGTATTAAAATATTCGTTGACGGCTTTTTCGAACTGCGCGAGGAGCTGGAGTTTCGGGACAATGATAAGCGTCTTCGTTTGGATTTTTTCGATAAGCTTAAGCGCAATGATTGTTTTTCCGAATCCCGTGTCGAGTCGGATGATTCCTTGTGTGTTGTTTTCTGGGTCGATTTCTTCGATGACTCCATACTGGTAGGGTCTTAGTTTAATTTTACTTATGAGTTTCTTAGAAGGCTTAGGACGGCAGCGTTCATCTTTAGTGGTAATGTTCTCTGAAGCGTCTTCTGCTAAGAGGCGTACACGCGCTTCGTGACCTCTAGGAACGACGAGTGCAGGCTTTCCGCCTACATTGCGCTCCTTGTACCACTTAAAGTGTTGAGGGCAAGCATAGAGCGCTCGCACGTTACCCATTCGTTTTAACCGCTGATAAAGAGGGTTGTCTAGTGTGAGAGAATCTCTTATCGCCTTCTGGAGCTTGGGTGGACACTTCTCAATGAGTATCTCGTTATGTAATGTTAATCGCATTTCCGGTGGCTAGTTGTGCTTTAGCGCGGGGTGGACCGGATATGTCGAATACTTCTGCATCTTCCCATGTTGTCGGTTCGTCTTCGAAGTCGTCTCGTGCAATACGATCGACGATCTCTGCAACGCCTTGGAGGAAGTCTGATTCTCCGAAGTCGAGAAGCTCCTCAGAGAAGATGAATGTTTTTAGTTTTACGACACCTTTACTGTGAGCGACGACCAAGTGACGACATACAATGTCTCGATTATCGTTAGGGTTCATGAGACGCCACATGTAGCGGTAGGCTCCTAACTGTCGTACGTATCCTGAATCGATACAGTTATAGAACCACTTCTTCGCGGACTGTAACTTGTTCAAGTTCGTTGACTTGAAGTCGTCAATGTAGACGGTATCTTTCGTTTCTGTGATAACGTCAGCCATTCCGCAGATGGGGACGACATTACTGTTCACGGTGATGTCTCCCTGCAAGATAACCTGGAACTTCGCCTTGTTCTTTTTGTACCACTTATACGCAGAAGAAGATGTTATCGCTTCTGCGCGTGCGATGGCATCATTCCATACGTTTTCTGAAACGAGTAGTTCTTTGTCCATCTCCTTCTGTTCCTGAAAGAGGTCTGGATCATCTCGTTTTAGCACCTTTTTAGAGTAACGTACTTCTTCGCCTGAAATGATCGCATCAACGATGGAACCTACTTTCATCGCATCCGTTGGCTCGAAGTCAAGTGTTCGTGCAATATGACGTTTAAAAAAATACGAAGGTGAACGATACAAATCTCCTACCTTCGAGTTAGAGATAGCTGTGTTCTTCTTCGTATAATAATTGTTGGGAGTCAGTTTGATCATTTGAGTATGTGTTCACAGTAAGGGCAAAGTGTCGGGTAACGCTTTGAGAGGATGATGAGCGACTTACACGCATCGCATTCTAAACGCAGAGTGCCTAACTTACGCGTCATCATCTCCAGAGACGTTTCAGCACGAGATGAACGTTTTTTACGACGTTTACCTCGTGCTTTTTCTATGTCTTCCGCGTCACCGAAACGCGGCTTAGTCACGCGACTAAACTACCTTTTCAATTGTGTATCGGCTATCGACACCTTCTCCTGATCGAGAGATAACAATTGTGTCACCGATTTCTAGCTTCGCATCGTTGAATGCGTTTGCCATAGAGTTCGAATGGTTCTCGAATACACCTTCTTCACCATCTTCATCTTCGAAGTAGTACGCTGTTGTCATACCGTTTGCGTCACCGAACTTCGGGTCTGATTTCTTAATCTCTTCTGGAGCACGAGAAATCTTTAACGTTTGTGGTTCGTCAAAACTAGATGCTTTATAAAATTTTTGTCCACGAGTTGGAGCTTTGAGAGTCATAATATAAATGTTTATTTGTGTTGGGGTGAACACAAGTTTTGTTCACTAGCGAAAACTATAGCACAAAATGAAGGGTTTGTCAATCAACTTTTCCACTTCGCTCGCCAGTTGACGTATTCGTCGTACGTTCTGTCTCCTTTCTCTTGGTTGCAAGCTCGGCACGCAGGGATGAGGTTATCCACATCGTCTGTACCTCCACGAGACTTCGGTATCATGTGATCGACAGTGTCCGCCTCCACGCCACAGTAAATGCACCATCCACTCGTCTTTTGTCGTGCTTCGACCTTCTTTGCTTTGAAGCGCTCATACTCTACTTGTTGTACGTTGAACTTTTGTTTTTCTCGTAACTGCTGGTTGATCTTCTTAAGGCTTGCGTGAGCGTTTGTTTTATCACGTAAAAGTTTAAGCACATGTTTATGCTCTTTGAGAGTAACGAGGCCGAAAATTTTGAGGAGTCTTTCGAGCATATAATATAGAAAAATGGTGGAGATTTGCGATTTTATACTGCCTAAACCTCCCAAACGTGACAGTAGAGATTCACATGATGCACCTCATCGTTTGCTATGTCCTTCATCTTCCACCTCGATGACGACGATCTCGCCCTCGAAGGAGTGACTGTGTTCGCACGCGTGGTCGTGCTGCATGAGCAGGGTGGCGTCTTCCTTGTCGGAGCCGACAGCCTTGCTATAGCGACCGCACGAGTTGCACGTGCCACTTGCCTTGTAGTAGGTCATGAGACCTCCCTATGCTCGTTGAACACGAGCATGAGTTGAGTTGAGCGCACGTCTTCAGTGTACGTCGTTTGGTAATTGCACTTGACGCACTTCTGCTCCTTGTAGCCCATGTGGACTGCGTCGAGCATCCGACCATCGCAACCGACCTGTGGACAGAACACGCTTGTATGCGTGCAGTCACAGCAACGCACGACGGTGACTTGACCGTTGGCGGCTAAGGCGATGTTAACACCCCTGCAACGCCGACAGTACTTGCCAGCCAGTTCCTTCATTGCCTTTCCTCCACTTTCTTGATCTTGAACTTCTTGGCCCCGTACTCCTTCTGGATAATGGGAGCGACCTCACGCACAGAATGTACTTCTACCGTCCTATGAAGACGGATGTTGTGGTCTAGCCAGATCGTCACTTGAATAATGAGCATTTCTCACCTCCTAGGAAGAATCAATGTTTTTGTACATATACTCGCTAACCACTTGCGTACGTACAAGGACTCTCAACCCTTGTGATACTTAAGAGTGGTTGGTTAACCCCACTCTAGCAAACGTATTTTTTAACGTTAATCAATCGATTCTTCTTAGGAGGAGAGAACAACTCACAGGGAGAGACGATTCTTCAGCTTCACTCCAAATGGATTAGCTGAACAGGGCTTTCGCCCACCGTTCATCTCCCTCTGTGAGAACTACATAAACAAAGTTGAAATACCCATTAGTTCGATAGATTCTGCTTCAGCTTTCCGTGTTATTTCTTGCAATTCTTGTTTCTTGCCTTCTGATTTCTTTGCCCACTTCTTTTTATGTGGGTGGCATAGACCGCAAGAACCTTTTTTGTATTTATATACTTTTCGCATAATTATAATTTTTCTTCTCCAAACTGCACACAAATGTATAGACTAGGAACCGACATCTCCATACGAAAGATGTGCGTCATCTATTTCTTGGCTGATCCCAAGTTACTGACACATATGCACAGATGGGAGGTGAGAACATTCTCTCCTATAGTCTGCTCACATGAGTAAAAGATTACAGTGGTGGAACTGGTGTACACAATGACCTCATGCGAACAGATGACAGGAGAGAACGACCGCCCTACCAACTACTTAAGGGCATTCGTTGGCGAATTGCTAACTCCAACGAACAGCTATTAGTAGAGCAGCCCGTCTCTCGAGGTATCGAAAGGCTTGTCATCTCTCGATACCCCTCAAGGAAACACGTACGGCCGCAGAGCATTAGAAGCCTACATGTTCCTTTGAGGATTCCTTTATTATAACATATTCAGTTCCCGCTTAATGAAGGTGATTACAAAATCAGGAAAGTCCTCTTCAAGTTCTTGTATTAGGAGAAGACCTTCTTGTACATCAGGTTTCCACATTTCGTGTATGTGTACACCTCTCCAACGTTTACCTTGAATGAGTGCGTTGTAACCGTCAAGAAAGTTTGTTGCAGGCCCCCAACCTAAATATTCACCACCGCGTTTAATCCCACGTTCAGAGAATGCGAGGAAGTTTTTGCAATCTTGTGATGTTATTTCAATATCGGCGAACACTTGTGGGATAAAGTGCTTGATGATCTCAATGTCGAGTTTCTGTTTCCGGGTCATAGAATTCTTAATATTCCACGTAACACGCAGACTCGCAACCTAGTTCTCCACAACGCCAAAGATGTAAGTCTTCTGTTACAGCGAGCATAGCACCGTGCTTGTTGCATGTCGGCTTATCTTCATGTGAGAGATCAACGTGGCCGCTTGAGACTTCGTGAAGACTATTAGTTGCCTTGGTGTTCACTTCTGCGAGGTCGAGGAGTTTCACATCACTTTTTCTTTATAGCGTTGATGATCGCATCCGCAAGCGTCGGCCACTCCTTCTTCAGTTTCTCTTGCGCTCGCTTATGGATGTCAGGTCGCTTTCCTGCGTTCATCCAAGCTTCGAGAATTTCCTCCCCCGCCTTCGCTCGTCGTTCCGCATCTTCTAGGGCATCGAGGATTTTGGACATATGGTTGTGAGCGAGGGTGATGAAGTGTGCGTCATCTTTACGAAGTACGGCACCATAGCCAGAGCCTCCATAAATGACGTCTTCTAGATCTTCGTTTACTATATCGAAGCCTTTATATTTTGTGACTTTATGCCACGTCTCCTTCGTTGTCTTCTCCCACGCCTCACGCAGTTGTTTTATTGTTTCTTCCATACCTGTGAGTTATCTACCTACTAAAGCATCATCTAAATCATCACCTATAGACTCGATTAGTTCTTTCGTCTTCTCCTCTCTACCTTGTGTAATCACGTCGTCTACAACAGCAACTGGTATTGCTACCATCTTTACTGCTGCTGATGCGATGTTTGAGAAAAATCCCATATGTTTTTGTTATAAGTTATTTATTCGTTATCACCGTTCAGGCCTGAGTGTTTCGTGAAATGTTCATTTTGCACAATGTGAGAGCCTTGTTCCACCTCCAAACCTTTTCTTGCTAGTTCAAGTAGTTGAGGTAAGGAATTGTGTAGGGCGACGATGTATTCGGCAAGTTCTTCTTCAATGTTATCTACAACAAAATCGTCAACAATTTGATTCATCCAAAAGTGCAATGTACTCCCATCCGCATCCCCGACAAACAATGCACGCTCGTCTTTGTTAGCAGAGAAAATATCCCATTCTTTCGCTTCCCACTCGACCGCCAGCTCCTCTAGCCTATCTAAGTCTTTTGAGTTGAGCATATAATTGATCTAAATGATTTCTGAAGAGTTCGGCACCCACATCGTTCACAAGTATTATGAATCGTGTAATGAGCAATAGATGTACCTTTTGCGATCTCTGCAAACTGTTTATGACCACAGTTAGAACACTCTAAATGCTCAACGTAGATGCCATATTTTTCTTTTGCTTGTTCCTGTTTCATACCTATTTAATTAACTTGGAAACATGATTACGGCACAACTTGCGGGGATAGCTTTTACGCGTCTATCGCCATAGTAATGCCAACACTTTTGTTCGTCGGTCAAGTTCTTTGTCGCTTGGACATCTTCATAAATAAATATTCCTGCTAGGAAGATAGCCCCAAAACAAGTGATAAACATTATAATAATTAGTTCTACTCCTCGCATACTACTCGTTTTCTATACATTGGTTAACACATTCGAGGACGCTTTTACTGATCGTATCTGCGTGAGAGGTAGAGACATGATCTTGGATTAAGTCGGTGAAGAGTAAGTTACATTCACGGCGGCAATACTCCGGCGTTGTCTGGCATATGTACCCGTTCCATTTACCGTTTACTTCTTTGCAAGCTTGTTCTTTTGAGATGTTTTGTTGTGTTTGCGACTTGTCAACATAGTAAATGCCAACTATGTTGACCGCGACGAAGATCAAAAAGAAAGATGGTATAGCGAGGTGAAGAAGATCTTCTTTCACAAATCTTTGGAAGGAGTTCATAGGTTCTTTATACATACACGTTGGGGTTAGGTAAGGAGTAAAAAGGTTAAGGTGAGCCAGGGGAGGAAAGGGACTGCAGTTAGGAAGACTTCCTCTTTCCATGTCTTGTCTGGTTGCCATTCAGCTAACTCGTGCGCCTGCCCTATACGGAAAGCGAGTAAGACGATGACGAAGATAATGATGTCGAGAATAATGTCGTCCATATTAGCGTCCGTTCATATTACGTATCGTTTCTGAGTCAATGATCCAGCACGCGCCTTCGTTTTGGCATTCGATTGTGTGACCGGATCGGTTAGTGATCGCGATAGTGGTTACTGTCACGCAAACGAGGAGAGTTGTGAGGAGGAGTGTGATTTGTGGGGAGAGTTTTCGCATAAAGGAGCGCACATAAGCTGGTGCTTATGTGCGGTACCTCTAGGCAACAACTTCTGCGTCTAGGTTTTCTAGTTCGTACGCAGTAAGGGTTACGAAGTACTTCTTCATAGAAGATCCGTCCTTCGAACGTCCAGCGCATGACATGCCGTATGTACGGAATTCACCAGCGCCAGAGGCTGAGAGAACGCGTCGGAATCGTGTACCGTTTTCAGTTTCTAGTGATACGATGTCACCAACGTTTAGTGTTTGTAGGGAGTTCATAAATATATGGTTAAGTAAGAGTTAGCTCTTTGTTAATAATTGCATCTCGCAATGATGTAAGAATTTTTCGATACGCGTAAGAGGCAATATTACGCTGATCGTTCTTTCCCTCCTTCTTAGCTAGGAGAACACCCGCTTCAGAAAGAGTGAGTTGTTTGTGCAAGTACAATTGTATAATCTCTAAAGTTTCTTCATCTGTAGAGTTTTGAGGGTTGTTGGACCGGAGCTGTCGGATTTTTTCTTTTAAGTCAGCTCCTTGCATAAAGTTTGGTTATTAGTTGGTTGATGAAGCGTTGTCTCGTGCGAGATCCTGCGCATTGATGATCGCCATCCGCCCAATATCAATGAGAATTTTGTAAGGGTTTTTGTTATCTGGCAACTTATCGATTTCGTGCGCAGAAAGGTATGCCTCTCGCGCAATATTATTCACAGTCTCGCCCGGCTTCTCCTCTGCGAGTTGGACTGCTTTCTGGAAAAGGTCCCAATGTCTTCCTTTCGGCTGCCACGAGTTGCGTGGAGCGCGCATACGATGTTGATCATACGCTTTCAAGAAGTCATCGAACTCTTCGTCACTCGTAAACATACGTTTGAGAACCTTTGTCGAAAACGCGATGGGAGTCTTCATAAGTTTAGGGTGTTAGTTATGAGTAAGTTTGTTGATTACTTCAACAAGATCAATATAGCACAAGTATTAGCTATTGTCAAGAGGAGAGGGTTTGTGGTTGTGGAAAAATAAAGAAGGAGCAAGCTTGCGCCTACTCCTATCTCCGATCTAACCCCTATTGTGTGTGTATGTGAGAGATGAACAAGTTGTGTGTTCACCTGAGATGACTATACCATTAAAGCTCGTACTTGTCAAGAGACTTGTAGATGAACGCCTCGGGGAATCTTCCACGTATTTCACTTGCTATTGCGCGAGTATGTTCTTTTTTACATAAAATATAGATATTACTTTGATGGTATGAGTCGTGGAAGTAGATGGTCCGGTCAATATCTAACTCATGTGGAATGATGAGTGCCTCAGTTGTGGTGTAGCTTTGCACGCCAGGGTGTAGGAGCTCATTCCTCGACCAAAGATCGCGGAATTGTTTCAATAGGTCGAAACCTTTTCTACGATCACCATGAACAATAACCGGCCTGTCTGTTGGGAACGTTGAGTTGATAATTGCCGCGATCTCCTGTGCGTTTACATCCTTTGGAAGTTCAGCGCAATAGTCGTTGTTCGGAATAAACTCGAGCACTTTAGGTGTTTTGTTGACGATCTCGCCCTCTGATTCAGGAAAGATACGAAGGACATGAGAGAAAAACTCGTGATTTTTATCCCAATAACTACAGATGGCCCATGCTCTCAACGAGCGACGGTCGAGTGGGAAGCGATCTGGGTCTGGTTCTGGTGGTGTTGGATCGATGTCTTGTATGCTGCGGAATGTTCCGCCTATGTCGTTATTTGTTGCATTGGAGATAACGAGTTTAACGAAATCTTCCTCACTTACATCGAGTAGGAACGCGATCTGAGCAGCGTCCTCCATCGTCGGCTGTACGAGCCCTGTGAGCACTACCTTAAGTCGATCTTGATTGTAACCTTCCTTCTGTGCTTTTGCGAGAATCTTTTGTAGCACCGGATCATCGTTAATGTAGAAAGTTGGGAACGGGTTTTGACAGTTTTGCAACTGTAGAATTTCACGGATAATGTTGTTGTAATCTAATATCATACACATTGTGGGACGTAGCCCTGTTTAAAGGTTATAACTTCGTTTTCTTTCGCTGAGAGGTTTTGGTAATACTCATCGCAAGCGTCACATATATCGTTAATATTTTTGACTGTACCAACTGAGCAGGATTTACAAGCGTACGTTTGCGACACAGGTGTCGTACGATAGCCTGTATAGGGAGATTTTGTGATGGGTGTGATCAGTTTCGTTTCCTTCAAGAAGTTAAGCGTTGCAAAATCGTACTCGTACAAGGTGTCGATCGGCATTTGCTCATCTCCGGCGAGCGACGAGAACATCTCAAAGTCTTCTGATAGCACTTGTTTAAGCGGTTTGTTTAGTGAGTTGTGGTAGGCGTACAGTTTTTGTGGGTGATTATTTTCATCTGCTTCGATAATAATAACGGCCGCGTAACCTCGGAAGCGTGGTTTTTCGATCTCTCCTGAGAGGTAGAGAGCGAATTCGATTGCGAGTGCTTCAGAGTCATTGAAGGTGTTTGCTTTTGTGAGAGTGGTGTAGGGGATGTTAAGGGGATCGTGATGATCCTCTTTTAGTTCCTCTGCATTGAGAACGCTTCCGTTATGAATAACGTAATAGTTCTTGTTTCCACGCTTAATGTGAAACGGATGCGTTTGCTGGATCGTATTCTTTGTAGAAGTTGGTTTACGGTGGTGAAAGAGGATTTCTTTCGAGTCGATTTGGGTGAGAAGGTCAAGGATTTCGTGTTCGTGTTCGGCACGTTTGATTTGAACTTGATTGTTTTCATCAACGTAAGCGAATCCGAAACCTTCTACACCACGCTCACGCTGTGCGAGATACTGAAACTCGGTGAGTAGGTTGGTTGTGGCGGGGTGGTCTGATTTGGTAAAGATAATTCCACACATAGAGTTGAGAGTTAGAGTTAAGGTTTGAGATTAATAGTTTGAGTTTGTGTTAGTGCAAGACTGGACGACTTCAAAGAAGCCACGGGTTTCTAAGGCGCTTGTTGAGCGTTGTTGTCGTATATGTTTTTGGAGAACTTGATCGTTTAATCGTTGGAGGATTGTGGCGTCGTTGTAGTATTTCTTCGAACATAAAGCTTCAACAGTCCTCATGAGAGAATTTGTGTCCTTCGGAAGCTTAATCTCTGTGTCTATAAACTTACTGAGTTCTAGTGTGTTCAGTGAGAAGAGTTTCTGGATGTTAGGGGGTAGCTTGTTGAGAAGCCCTTCTCGTTTACTGAGGAGATCTGCTTTTGCTTTTAAGAATATTTTCTCGTGCTTCTTGAAGCGTTTGTTGAAGTAGGTTGTAACGGTTTCCGGGAGGTCAAGGTGTTCTTGGAGGTGTTTGTAACGGCTGCGTGGTGTTGGGAAGTCGGAGAGGTCTGGGAAGTTGTCATCGAGGATTGCTTGTACGACTTCTTGGCAGAACGTTGCATACGCAATGATTTCGTCTGCGTCGAGTGAGCCTTCATGGTAGCGGAACTCTACCGTGTTCTTGCCTGCAAAGATATTGTGAACATTAATACCATAATACTTCTCTCGGATGTACCGTTCACGTTTGCGGTGCGTAATCGTACGTTTAGACGGTGTTCTGTAGAGAAGGTAGTCTACGATAGACGCCTCAGCGTTCGCGAACATCTCGTACGGGTTCGTAAACGTAAGGAAATACGGACGCGAGTACTTTGATGTTAGACGTTTAGTGGGTTGGGAAGCATAAAAGATGTCTTCTAGCTGAATAGCAGCGAGGATCAGTTTTTTGATTGCGACCTTGTGATAGGGGAAGGAGACGTGAATATGGAGTCCGCAGGAATCGTTCACGTAAGCGTCGTTGTCGTTGAGGGCGCTGGTGAGGTCGTGGATGAGGGAGGTAAAGATCTCGCCATTTGCGGGCGGAGTCTGATACTCCTGCGCGTAGTTTCCGCCAGAGAGTGAGCCGTCTGCGCAGTATCCTATAGAGGAGGGGATGGAGTTATTGACGAGCGGGAATGTATCAGAATCGTCTGAGAGCGCTTCAATTTCTGCGCCGATGGTTAAGGGAGAGCTGGCGTTCGGGTCTAGCTGAGGGGCCAGCGAAACAGGTCGTGACATACGTAAGGGGTTAGGGTTAGGTACGTTGTGTCTTGGAGTATAGCACAAGTTTTAGCTATTGTCAAATAACGGCCGTGTTGCAGTGATTCTGTGGCATTGGGTGCAGATGCGAAAAGTGGTGGGAACGCCTTCGAGAAAGGCGTCGTGGTAGTTAACGGGAGCGCCGTGGCAACGAGAAACATACCCGATAACTTTATACTTGTGTTGGCGGTAACGCTTGCGTTTGAGGGAATGTTTCTGGAAGTAGTTACTCATGAGAGATAGTTGACGGCTTCGATAAAGGTTTTGTTTTGTGTGGCTTGAATGAAATCGATTGTGTCACCGTGCGCTTGGCAGCCGAAACAGTGATAGTGAGGTGGCTCGTCGGGTGATTCGAAGATAGTGAATGACGGCGTTGACTCTTCGTGAAAGGGGCAGAGGGTCTTTGTGCGGTGGTTTAGCGTTTTCGTTGGTGTTTGGATAAACGGAGTGATCGGTTGGTTACGCGCACGTTGGAGCTTTTGTTGGAATTCCTGTTGACGTTGACGGTTGTGTTGTGCGGAGGCTGTTGAGTGTCTCAGGAGGCGTTTTAAGCGTCTTAAATGCTTTCTATAGGGTTCACGCCATGCTTCGACTAAAACGTTGTCTGGGAGGTGTTCTATGCGTTTGAGGATGCGCTGGTAGTGAATGTATGCGTTCTGGATAAGTGGGAGCGTGTCTGCGTTTACGAGGTCGTAAGCGTTCGGTTTAGAGTGAGAGGCGTAGGCTGACGTTTTTGTAGCGGTTCTTCTTATCTCTTGAGGAGATGATGTCTTTGTTGTCTGAGAGGGCGCGGAAGAAGTTGACGGAGTTTGCGGGCTTGTGACCGTTACGTTCGCACCAGAGGGTGTAGTGGCCATAAATGGTATCGTTTGAGGTTTTGATGTTGTTTTCGGGATCGATTGTGAGTTCTTCATCGATGAAACGTAGGATTGGTGAAGACTCTTGCTTGAAGAGTTCCTTTGTCTGGAGCGTCGACGGCGGGATAGTGAATTCCTGATTACGGCCGAGAAAGGCTTGACCGTGGGTGAGTGCGTCTCGGACAATCCCCGGCGCCTCACGCTTTAGGAGGTTGAAGAGGTCCTTAATCTGTTCGTTTACGGGAACGGGGTACTTAAACTCAATGAAATGGAGCCGGCGGAGGACGCCTTCGTCAATGTTCTGGAACTGTGGGAGTTGGTTTGAGCTGAAGATGAACTTTGTCGTTGGCGTCATTGTGAACGGTTGTTGGAACTTCCGCGATACCTCCATAGGCCGATTGGAAACGAGGGCTTTTAACTTATCCGCTCGCACAAACTTCGACTCATCTTCGTCGAGAATGTTTACGCGTTTGCCCGCGAGTTCGACAATATAATATTGGCTCGTTGTGAGAGACTGAAGAGAGAACGCCGTCGTATAATGATCGCCAATAATATACGTTAAAAGATCGAGAAATGTTGACTTTCCCGTTCGTGCAGCACCATAGAGGAAGAATGTCGCTGGTTCCTGCGATTGAGGGTAGAGGTAGTAAGCGATCAACTCGTACATGAGGGTTTGGAGCTTCTCGTAATCATCTTCTTGAGAGAAAGCGCTTTTGAGGAAACGCTCAAAGTATGGCGTTTGTGTCGTGATCATCTCTTCGTAAGAGAAAGGGAGCTCGTGAAAGCAAAAAAGATCCGGTGACGGCTGGACCACCTCGAGCGTTTTTACGTTTATGATCGCGCCTTGCGGATGCTCATCATCTGGCTGTAAGTATGAGTATGGCGTGTAATACAACTGAGAATACTGACGCGGGATATTACGGATAAGCGCGCGATGAAGGTCGAGGAGGCGTGAAGATGTAATTGAGAGTTCGGGATACGACTCACGTAAAAAGCTTTCTAAAAGTCTCGCGACAGGTCCGGTGTAAAAATCATCGACAGGTAGTATCTTCCAAACACCTGAGTTATACGTATAAATTGACTGATCGTTTTTGTTAAAAAGGAGGTGTTTTGAGGGGACAATAACGGAATCATCATCTTGTACAATCGGAGTAATAAGAAAAGCATCTACGATTTCTTGTATCGTGGGAGTTTTCGTTGGCATGTGCGTTTGAGGATAGCAGAAAGTGGGTGTTAGGGTCAATGAAAGGTGTGGACATATATGCCCCTGGCAGGCTGTTTTGAGAGGTGTTTTCGTGGGTGTTTTCGTGGGTGTTTTAGGAGGCTCAAAAGGGGGCGTTTTTGGGGGCTGTTGAGGGGGTGTCAAAACGGGTGACGACTCACTGAAAGAGCTGTCACCCATCCGTCACCTTTAGCTAAAAGTATAACGAAAAAGGGTGAGTTATCCACAGTTTATCCACAAAAAGGTGACGACGATGACGACTGGGTGACGACTAGCTGTCACCGATTTTTGCGCTAAAGTTAGCGAAAAAAAAACGCTGGTGACGGGATGACGACTAATTTGTAAACCTTGAAAATAAAAACTATAGTAAAAGCTTACTTTTCCGCTAATGTTAGCGAAATAATGGACTTTTCCACAGTTTTTTAATTTTAAAGGATTGGAAAACAGTCGTCATCTGTCACCAGGAGCCTATTTTGGGGTTAATTTTCGCCTTTGATGGAACACGCAAACGCGGGCGAAAAAGTAGGTGTTTTTTCGGGGTGATTTGTGGTGGATTTTTCGCCTTCACGGCTCACTTGCTTTTCGGCCTTTTGTGGAACGTGTGTTTGCGCCAACTTTTAGGAGGGGTGTATAGTTTGTGTATGAAAGAATCTAAGATGCAAACCGCTTTCGGAAAGTGGTTACGAAAAGGTGAGGGGAGCGAAGTCTTTCCGTTTCCTTGTGCGTTTGAGTTGAAACTCAAGGAGCGAGGGAAACGGTTACCATTCCGCGCTGTTGCTGATCATCAAGAGGAGGCGTTAATGTCTGCGATTGGGTTAGGAGAGGGCTCGCCTGGCGTTTATTACAAACTTACTGATCTTTCGGTAGGTCGCAAGCCGTTCGATTGCTTTTGGCTTACTGGAGCGCGAACAGGGGCGTTTGTGATTGCGGGGTGGTGGGAGAAAGGAGCTGGCGTTCATACATACGCAATGGATATTCGTGATTATCTCGATATGAAGACCGCTAAGCAGAGTGGGGGCGTGAGAAGTGCTGCCGAAAGCGATTTTAGTGAAGAAAGCGACTACGGAGGTTTCAGGATAGCCACGCTATAGGGTCTAGGAGGCTCTGAGAACGGTTTAAATCAAAAAAGCGGGTTGTGTACCCGCTTTTGCTTTTACGCGCTTAGAACGCTGCTTCTTGGTATCTGAGCTTCAACTCTGCTTTCACTTCTTCGATTCTGTGATATGTCTCATCTAATTCGTTTTCGTCTTCAATATAGTTTAAGAATAGTTCCTCGATCTCAAGAACTTCTACGAGTTCGTCCGACGTCATCCGGTCGAGCGGAAGACTACGGTAGAAGTCGATGGTATCTTGCTCGCTCTCTCGTGCGTTCATGTAATCTTCTTCGGTTGGGTTTTCGATTACGTTACCTTCTGTATCGAGCACAAGGAGCTGTAAGGCCCCTTCCTCTTCAACTTCGAAGTTGAGGTCATCTTGAATGTTTTCGTTGGTTATAGGCGCCTCAGGCAGGAGCTTCGTTGTGTGATTGAGGTTGCGCGCGAAGTCAATGTCTAAGTTGTGCCTGAACGGGTACTTCTTCTCTATTGTCTGTTCGTTAAAGTGATATTGATAGACTGTGTGCGCTGGAACGCTGTACGAGTGCTTATTCTTCACTTTTGAGCCTAAGAGAAATGTTCCCGCTTTTGTGAACGTGTACGCAAGCGGCGTACCATCTGTACCGTAATAGATTTCTTGTAAGGCACCTTGTGTGTCAGTGACCCAGACAATGAACGCAGCCCAGCCCTTCGTCCGGATTGTCGTTTTACCATTACTCTCTAAGTAAGTAACAAGCTCGTACGCTAACGACTCAGAGTCATTGAATTCAGCACCGTTTGCTGTTTTGTATTCGTATCCTTCCTTCTCATGAATTCGGCGTAAAACATCTGCGTTACTGATAACGCCGTTGTGTACGACAAAGTAATGCTTTCCTCCCTTCTCAATGTGCATCGGGTGCGTTTGCTGTATTGTGTTCTTTGAACTTGTTGGGAAACGATGATGGAAAAGGATCAAGTTAGATGGTTGTTGTAACAACTGCTTCATCGTCTCCGTTTCATTTTCTGCACGGATTAAGAACGAGCCATTCGGTTTCTTTAATAGTACTCCGAACCCTTCTACTCCCCGTTCGCGTTGTTTGTTAAATTGAACGATAATGGTGTCATTCACCTTTTTCTTCTCATCTCTATTGTGAGCAAAAACTATTCCACACATAGGCTAAATCTTTAAGTTTGTTAATAAATACTCTTTCGTCGTTTGTTCAATGTTTAAGATTTCCAACATCTTTTGCGCACGATTACGCGCATGAGACAGCTTTTCTTTTTCACAGAATTGTTTCAACTTCTTTCCGTGTTCGAAAACTTCCATTAATACTTTCTTGTCATAACTTCTTCGAACCCAGTCAACTACTCCGGTGGTGAAATCTGCCCAGTGGCATAAGCGTTGTGCGTCCAAACTTCCTTCTAAGTAGCGGATTTCGATAGTGTTGAAATTCCCTCGTAATGCAAAACCATATTTACCTTGAACGAAGTTCCGCACACTCGCCGGCGGTTGCTCTTCTCGTGTTAAGAACTGTATGAGTTCTTCTACTTCGTCTCCGTAAGCTTCCTTGTAGATCTTCTCTATATCTCCTACATGTGATCGATTACGCATTTCTGGAATAATCGAGTGCAACATAAGTTGGTTGTAAGCGACAAACATAGCGTAAACTCTATACTTCAATGTCGCGCTAGCACCCCCTAAGCCGATATGAATATGCGCTCCGCAACGTTGGTTGCCATCATAACCTTGTGATTTTAATGTTTCGCAAACATCCTCTAAGTACTGTTCTCGTTCTCTTCTTGGTAATATTGGCGTTTTAAATTCTCTCCCTGCACTTCCATCGAAAGTGCAAGTCAATGACTCGGGTAATTCCGCTAAAGCAAGGGAAAATGGAGAATCTTCACAATAGTTGTAGCATATATCGCAACGATCTTCTGGCTCTGAAGATGTAAGATCTTCGGACCTGTTACACTCTAATTCATAACCAATATGTAAATCTTGCCCTAAGTCCATGATATCGATATCGTCGGGATTCACGAAAGCGTTTGTTACTCCGGCTCGTAAATCTTGTGGTTCTCCTTGGCAGTTAGGCATATGGATTTGATGCGATAATAGATAGCCACTCGGTCCCTATCAACTCTTCAGTTCGTAGTTTAAACGCTTGTCCTTCTTCTGGTGTAAACTTTGAGCGCCAAACTTTGTATTGTTCGCTCTCGAAAACCAAGTCTTCATCTTCCGTTTCATGAAGTGACGGTAATTCATCAATCATTGAGGCCGGAAGTTCGAGAATCTCGTAAAATTTAAAGTCCATATTATTCGTTTGTTAATCCTGCGATGAAATTAAATACATTCGTTGCGTGCTCTCGTCGTGCTTCTCGTTGTGCGTACGCGATCAAATTATAACCTGTGTTGTCGTCTGCTGGTCCTGTGTAGTATTCATTTAATACCTGCGTCACATAATCCAAGTGGCAGGAAGAATCTGCAAGCCACGCTGTTAGATCACTCGTGTAAATATCGACGTTGTTCTCAAACTCATGTAATGCGTCTTGTAACTTCTCTTCGTTTTGTGGGTCTAAATCATGTAAAAGCTCCAACGCTTCTACAGTCCAGTCGTAAGCATACTCATTATTTAAATTCGCTGTTCGGATTATCTCCGTGAGTTGGTTTCGGATATCCTTTAATGGGTGCGTATCCTCTAACGCTTCTTCGGTAAAGCAGATAACTTGTTTTCCATCTTCTTTGGTTATAAGAGTGAACAGGTCAAGTAACTGGTCGCTTACTTCTTTGTAAGTTTTCATATTGTTTTATTGAAAATTAATTTAAAGCTGTTGTTATCCGATGTAGTTGATACGCATTCAAGATCGCGAGTGTTGAGGCCACTACAACAAGGCCGATGATGATATACTTCATGATATAAGTTATTTATGGTATATTACACACAAGGGAACATTTTCACGGTGTCGTAAAATATTCACTTATGTGTAAGGCCGACGAATCGGCCGACATGATCAGACGATCATGTCGAGATAGTCGCCAAGCGGTACGACGCGCTCCAGCAGAACCTGGACGGAACGGGGCGAATGAGCGTAAATGTAAGCGAGCATATTATTTCTCCTGTAATGAGCGTTTCAGTGGATTAGTCCGCTGATAGTTGCGCACGTCATAGAGACGTACACAACCTATCAAAGGGCTAGTAACTGTATCGGGTCATGAATACGATCAATTCCGTTACAGTCATTTGCTTGATCTGTCGAGATAGTAGCTTCATATTATACACGTGATGTTTCGAACATTAACGGTGCGCTTTCACGCCAACCAATAGCGTCTTGGTTTAATACTTCGTTCAATGTTCGCATTGCTGTTTGTAGCATTGAATCATCTTCAAGGGTTAAGTCTACTACCACGCTAGGCTCGTTAGATCCCTGCCAACGTCCGTTGGCCTGCGTGATTGTGTAACCTTCAAAGTACTGATCTAACGTTTGTTGGATCTTCTCCAACTCTACTTGTTTTGTATCGTTATTTGCTCCGATGAATAGTTGAAAACCTTTCATATATTTATATTGTAATGAATTACTTAACTATTTATATAATAAATCTTTTAGCTAAAACGTGCAAGTGTATAGTGGGTACAACTGTTAATAACTTTATAAAATGGCTAAGTCTAGCAAAAAAACAAAGAGTTTGACAAAGGCGGAGCAGGCAGCTAGAGCGACTCTCGCGTGTTTTGATGAGTTTGATTTAAAACCACAACACAAGTTATTCATCATCGAATACGTTGAGAATGGAGGTAATGGCGTACAAGCATACTTGAAGACTGTGGGGAAAAAGAGCACATATTCGCCGGCGGGTGCAAATGCTTATAAATTACTCAAGAAAGAAAAAATACAAAAAGCGATGAGCGCGTACTTGGAGGCTGTTGTATTGTCAAAAGGCTTTGTTACGTCAAATTTTTACGATATCGCACGCTATGCGAAAAGCGAAAGCGCACGCGTGAACGCAACCGATAAGCTCGCACGTTTAACGGGAATGTATAAAGACGCAGAGGGCGAAAGCGGTAACGGAAACACGTTAAACGTTCAAATTAACATGTCACCGATGCAAGAGATGAAGATTATGGATAACGATACAATAGACGTCGACGCAAAAGAGGGCTAACCTTAGCCATTATATTTAATGTGTCGCACAATATACATTCTGCGACACAAGCACTAGATCGCTTTAGCTAAATCGTATGGGTATTTATACCCTCGTACACAAACTGTGGTGTCGTAAAATACTCGATTCCGCCTAGAATGGGGTGAAAATAGGGGGAGGGGGTAGAAATAGCATGCGTAAAAAGTTGCATAGGTAGGTATATATAAAGGGGGTGGGGGGTAGGGGTGCTTCCGAAAAAAAATTCGAACGTATATACTACTACGCGCACAATTTTCAAGATTTCTCCAACGCTTAGCTAAAACTCAAAAACTCTAGTAAACGCCAACGATCCAAGAAAACGGACGCGTTAACACCAACTCCCAACTTTAACGAAAACATTTATGGCACAGTCAAAGTTCGCGAAGGACACCAACGCTGAGCACTACCACACTAAAGCTGCCCGCCTACGCAAAGAGAAGGCGAAGAAGACACAGGTGTGGTCACCGCAAAGAGGTCCCCAAGACGCTTTCTTACGCTCCCCAGTCGACGAACTCCTCTACGGAGGCGCCGCAGGAGGTGGGAAGTCGGAAGGGCTCGTCATTATGGCCGTTGCTCTTTGTCAGCAACATCCAGGTTATCGAGCCATCATCTTCCGACGGACATTTCCGGAGATTGAGAAGTCACTTGTCCCGCGTGTTTCCGCTCTCTTAGGTGGCATCGCACGCTCTCGGAACAAGGGGATGGAGTGGATCTTCCCGAATAAGTCGGTGCTTTACCTCTCTCACATGCAGCGTGAAGAGGATAAGGAGAAGCACAAATCTTCTGAATACGATTTCATTGGTTTTGACGAATTAACTTCCTTTACCGAAAGTCAATACACCTACCTCTTCTCTCGTTGCCGTGGGGCTCAAGACTATCCGCGTATGGTGCGCTCTGCCACAAACCCTACCGGTATTGGCCACTCTTGGGTAAAGCAGCGGTTTGTGGACATGCCGAAGGATCAGAACGATAAGTTCCTTAATGTTACTCCATACGCGACCGTTCCATACGAATTTGCGTATGGGTGGCAAGCCAACGGTCAGGTGTATACCTCATTTTCAGATCTCCCGAAGTCATACGCGAAAGGAAGCCCAGTCTTTTCAGAGGAAGAATACGTCGTCTACAAAGAACGTAAATCCGGCCTCACTAGAGCGTTCCTCCCTGCCCTTCTGTGGGGTAACGCAGCACTTCTCAAGAACGACCCAGACTACGTTAAGCGTTTAGCGGCACTCGATCGCAAACAGCAGGAGGCGCTCTTGTACGGTAAATGGTCGATTTTCGAAGGTCAGTTCTTTGAAGAATGGGATAACGACATTCATACCTGTGATCCATTCTCGATCCCGTCTTCTTGGCAGCGGTTCGTGGCGATTGACTATGGGTACACTGCTCCTTTCGTTGCTCTCTTTGGTGCAATCAACGAAGATGGTGTATTATATATCTACCGAGAACTCTACGGCTCAAAACTTACAACGAAGGAGCAGGCGGAGTCGATTCTCGAATCGATTCAGGAAAACGAACGTATCGAGTGGTTCGCGGCCGATCCTGCTATGTGGCAGCGACAAGGTACTGCGGAATCTCACTCAGACGTATACGCACGCCACAACCTTCACCTTATCGCTTCCTCAAACAAACGTGTCCCAGGTTGGGCGATCGTGCACGAATACTTACATGCACACAAACTCGTTTTCTTCCGCAACTGCGTGAACTCGATTCGCACGATACCAACACTCATGCACTCGAAAACGAATCCGGAAGACTTGGACACACATCAGGAAGATCACGCGGCCGACGCGCTTCGGTATATGCTACTCACACTTCGTGGTCACAGGACGAATGTGCGAACAGAAGCACAAACTGTTCCAGATTGGTTTAAGGCTGTGAAGAAGAAACAAAAACAAAAACGTAAAAACAAACGACTTAGAATATGAAGATAAAAGCTATCTCCCCACGTGAAGGATACTTTGTTACGAAACAATATCCACAAACACGCAAGCAAGATAAGACGAACTTTGAAGTTGAAGAGAACACAGACGACTTCACTGTTTTCGCAGAAGTTGTTCACGCAAACCCGAAGAAGCTCTCCACTATTTCAAAAGGAGACAACATCATCTTCCAGCCGTTAGAGGCTCAACCATTCAGAGACGGTGACGAAGTTTACTACTTTATTAAAGAGAAGTACGTTCTAGGAACGTATAAAGACTAAGACCCAGTACTACTATGCCGCAGGATAATCCGAATCCTAAAGGCTCCCGCTTGAAACGGTTCTTTAATCGTAAGAACCCCCGTTTAACCTATCGTTCGTTTAATTACGAAATCTATAAAGATCTTCGCACGAAGATGGAGAACTTCCGTCGTAATGCGTTCGGAGAAAAGATTGAGGAAATATGGCGAACACTGAACCATTCGTATCTCCCAGAAACGCACGACAAATTCGACAACTTCTTCGCTGACATTGAAGTTGATGTTGATGGTAATCTTTCCCCTTCCAAGCTAGGCTTTAATGAATCAGATGATCTTGAGAGGTATAAGGAACCGATTGTCGCAGTGAAGATCCATACAGCGCTCTCGATCCTTACTCAGCGTACACCGAACGTGCAGTGGGCTTCAGACTCAGATCTTTATAAAGAACGAGCAGAAGTTCTAGACGCGCTGCGTAAACGTGACTGGAAAGACGAACAAACACGTGCCCAGTACACGTTGCTTTGGTTTTATAATATTCTTTTTGGGACGGCATACTGGCGTCGTTACTATGTGAAAGAGACGCGCGATGTTCATTACGCTTCTTCGATAGATCTTGCAGAAGATAAGATTAAGTACAGTAAAGGAAAGATTGTCGATTTCGATCAAACAACAGGTGAAGCGCTTTCACCGTTACAGGTGTGGATCGATCCATCGACGCGGCCAGGGAAGCCTCGCTCAATGCGTTATGTGAAGTACGATAAAGTTTACGATTATCAGACCTTCTTACGTCTCTTCAAAGGCGTCGCTCGAGCGAAAGATCTAGAGAAAGTTATTCCGACAACAATAAAAGACCACTCTGGAGACGACAACGTCAAGTGTGAGTTCTTCGAACATAAAGACCTCGACCTCTACTACGTTGTTGCGAACGACAAGCCAATCCTGAAGTCTCACCTTCCGAACAACCACAAGCAGTTGTCTGTGAAGATGGTGACGTGGATGCCACGTTCATCACGTAGCCCGTTTGGTCTTGGACCAATTGAGATGATGCAGGAGTCAAAAGATGCACTTCACGACTTCTTCTCAATGACAATGAACCAGGTGAAGTTCTCTATCTTCAAAGCGGCCTTCTACACAGGGTCCGTTAACTTCGACAACGAAGAAGGTGATGAAGTCCGTATTCGACCAGATCGGATGATTAAAGCGTCGAATCCAAAAGACATCAAGTTCTTCGAAGTTCCAGGACCAGGTAGAGATTCGTGGGAGGCGGTGAATGCACACCGAGGTCGCATTGACGAAGCCTCTGGAATCAATCGTCCACTTGGCGGCGAGATTACGGGAACAACGGCATTTGAAACAGATCTTGCGAAAGATGCAGCCCTTGCCCGTCTTGGGGTGCCAATTGCTTCGATTGTGAATGCGCTTGCGTGGGATGCGGAGATTATGTTTGAGCTGCAGAAGCAGCATTACTCTCTCCCAGACGTGACCGAAATGGTTGATCCGGATGAGATCGAGCAAGCGATTGAGGAGATGAAACGTGTGAACTTAGATCCAGAAGGGAAAGCGAAGTTCGACATTTGGTTTGACGAAACAGATCCAGATAACCCACGTGTATTCCGAGGTGACTACCGTACAGCTTCTCTTTCACGGGAGGCAGAAGACATGTCTGCTCAAGCAGAACTTGCTTCAGAGGAAGTACTACTGACACCAGAGGTCTTTGACTGGAAAGGGAAGATCCACGTTGTTGCTGACTCGATCCTACAGATCACTCCAACACTGGAGCGAACGAAGAAGTTGGAGTTCTACAACCTCATCATTCCGATGTTTCAGCAGCCACCAGAGCTTGCGGCAAAGCCAGCACGAGCGCTTGCAAAACTGTATTCTGAATCGTATAAAGACCTCTTCCCAGAGTTCTGGATCGATTATCTACGGCAAGTAGACTCACGGAAAGCTCCACCTACTTCTTATGAAGCACTCGCGATGCGGTTTCAGCAAGTACAGCAAGGGCCACAACCAGGTCCGAACTTTGAACAAATGGGGCCAGATCAAGTTGTCACAAATGTGAACGGTCAACGAAACGCACAGGCGGCAGCTTCCGAGGCGAATAATCCATCATAATATATGCAGACTCCCAACATTCCCTTAGACAAACAGCTAAAGCTTTTAGGGAAACAATATCCGAAAGCGCTTGACCATCTTCTTATTCAACTAACTAAGAAGTACCAAGAGGAGTTCACCTCTCCTTCTTCTATAGACGAGGCAGCAATAGGTTCTATAAAGATCCATGCGAAGCTTTCTACCCTTATGGATTTGCGAGAAGCATTCTTCAAAAACTGATATGATTAAACATCCAGAAAAATTTAGACTTCCCACTAGCTCACGAGATCGTGTTGAACTTCTCGTGAACTGGAATGAGGATGTCGCGACAGCTCAATACGTGAAAATGCGTATAAACGATGAGTATGATATAATTATTCCACGAACTGCTTTCATTCGAGCTGCGATGTTTATCGGAGATGCAGAAGAACAAGAAGAGCTAATTCCGACACGACAGATTCCTATCAGACGGGTGAAGAAGAAGGTAACAGTTGAACTTCTGAAAGATTTCAAAGCAGGAGAAACGATTACAATCGAACCATCGTTTGATGTACCTCTTGTGAACGTAGAAGAGTTCACCGCAATTAATAATAAATAACTCCCCATTTATGGCGACAGACAAAAAGAAATCTAAAGAAAAAGATGATTCTATTGAATCGATTCTTGACCAAATCGTAACAGAACTCACAAAAGTATCTGAACGCGTACAAAAGCTAGAGCGAGTTGGAAAGGAAAAAACAACGCTCGTGGTTGAGCGCCTCGTCAAAGAACAAGAAAAGCTTACAAAAAAACTTCAAGATCATATTGAAGAGTTCACCACCGTACGCAAGCATGTAAACGATATCCAGGCGGAACCCGTGAAGGAAGAACCAACTCACTCCCCGGAGTCAGAGAAGGTAGTTGATAATAACCAAAAAGCCATCCTTGATGTCGCTCGGACCGTGCTAGGTAACGGGGATCCAGAAGCTTGCCAGTTCAATGTTTCAATCGAAAAAGGAGACCCAGGTCTTTCGTTCAAGTTGGTGATTACACCACCAGAACACTTGAAAGAACATCGTGACGATAAGCGTGTGAAGATGATTCCTAACTTGGAAGCAGAAACAGGCGTAAAGTCATATGCGGAACAAGTAAAATCATTCTGTGTCAACTGGGCACAAAAGAATGGGAAACCATATATGGTATAATGTTAGTAACAATTTAGACTCCCTCCTGTAGCATACCCAGAAAAGGTATGCCTGCAGGGTGTCCTTAATGTGGGCGATAGGGGAGTCATCAAACACGTTGGGGGCACCTTGCAGAGATATTGCAAGGTGTCTTAATTTTTGACCAACCGAAATACAAGGGAGTCTACAGACCAACCCAATGTAATAGGAGTCTATGAAAGAAAAAGAATTAGAAGTCGAGGAAGTGATTACCCCCGAGGATAATCAGGACCCCGCCGTTGAACCTGTTGAGGAAACCACAGAAGTAGACGAGCAAGGTGAAGCAGAGGGAGTCGATAAGACCAACCCAGAAGAAGAGCTAAGCGAAAACGAAGACGTTGAAGTCGAAGAGACAGAAGACGTCGATGAAGAACCTCAAGGGGATAAGATAGTTATAGACGACAAAGAATACTCAGAAGAAGAAATCGAAAAGATGCTTCTCGCTGGGAAGAAAGTCTATGAATATCAAAAAGAACATCCAGGCTGGGACCCGATTCTGTTGAATAAACAGTACACTCAGGTCTCACAAGAACTCGCGAAATACAAACGATCCATCTCAGACGGAGAGAATAAGGAGCCATCTGCCCCAAGGCAACCAGCTCCAAAGCAAAAACAGAATCCGGACGTCGATCTATCTGAGTTTGATAAGGAACAAGTTGATACGTTCAACAAAATCGCAAAAGCTCTTGGCTTCGTCAGCAAAGACGAACTAGAAAACCTTGAGCTCCAAAAACGGCAGCAGTCATATGAGCAAGTGAAGAAGCAGCAAATTGACTCGTTTATTGAGAAGTATCCACAGTATCATCCAGAAAATGATCCAGGAGACGCTCAATGGAACCGTTTGAAGGAAGAGTTCGGATTGTACAAACTCCCCGATGATCCAGGAAAGTTTTACGACCTACTGGAGAAAGCCCACACAAATATTTCAGGATCATCTTCCTCTGTAGATGCCGAAAAGGTAAAGAACATTATCGCGAAGAAGCGCGTGCAAAAACAAGCACAAACATCTTCTGCTGATGGTGGATCAGAAGGAACGACGAAAACGAAGAGCTTAACAGGAGTTGAAAAACTCGCACGCTCAGGTGGACTAAAAGGTTTTTCAGACAAAGAATTTGACGAACTATTTAACTAAACAAATATGGCTGGATTTATTCCACTACAAAGTTGGGGTACTGAGCACTCACGGCCTGTCACAATCTCATCTCTAACACTCGCTACTGGTGATTTGTTGGAATGGGCTGTAGGAACAGCAACTGCTACTGAAGCAGATGCGAATACAGAACACTGGCAGAAGAAGTTTGTTTGCATGGAGCCTGCTACATCGTCTGATACAGAGGTTCTCGCAATGCAAGTTTTACCGGGTATGTTGTTCGAAGTAGAATCAGCAAACGACTCAGACTCAGCTGACAACGGTGATCGAATGCTCCTTACGGACAAGAACACTGTAAACAACACAGGAACAGATAGCACTGCAGAAGAAGCGTGCTTCATCCAATTCGGAGTTCTTGGTGCGGCGTCAGACCGTCGGATCTATGGAGAAATCGTCTATGGATCAGGGGTTAACCCAGACGCAGCTTAAACAACCTAATTCAATAAACATCTTGGTGATATGGCTAGTAGCCCAATGCACCTCCAGCAAGCACAGGATCTGATCGACGTTTCGATTCAGAAGATGATGGCGAAGAAAACGAACCTAGAACTAGGTCCTATCATGCGGGTTTATAACGAAGAAGTAGCAGAAGACTACTACGAGAAGGATTCAGGTCTTTCAGGATTCGGAGAAGCCGCACGCTTGACGGAGAACGCAATTATTACATCGGAGTCACCTGTTCAAACGTTTGACCAAACGTACACACAGGTATTCCACGGAAAACTTGCTGCCTTTACAATGCAAGATTGGAAGTACGGTATTCGAAAGCGAAAGCTTGAAGGTGTCGTGAACGACCTCGTTGGAGCAGCAAACCGTAAGAAGGAACGTCTTCTTACAGAGTATCTTGAAAAATCAAAAGAAGGTACAAACTCTTACTCAGTGTCAGACGGTTCAGGAAACTGGACAAAGACGCTAACGGGTGGAGATTCGCTTCCACTTATTCACACAGCTCACACGCGTGAGGATGGTGGTGCAACTTGGAACAACGAAGTAACAGATGGTTCAACGGCTAACATGGACTTCGCGCTTAACGCGTTGAAGGCTGCGTACCGAACTGGATCACTTATCGTTGACCCGAAAGGAAACTTGATGGACGTAAACTACGATCTATTTGTTTTCCGAAAAGGATCAGACATTAGCTTTACAGCAATGGAGATCAATGGTGCCCTCGCACGAGGTCGTCAACCGCAAAGTCCAAATCGTGACGGGAATCCGTTCGGGGCTTTCGAAATCTTGACTCTTCCATACCTAAGCACTGACGCCAGCGCTTACTACTGGGGATTCGACACAAGTCTCATGGGAGATATGCATGGTCTTCAATGCCGAACTTCGCAAGGAGTAGAGCTTGACAGTCCACACATCGACTACAAGACAAAGACAATCTACGTTTCGTCTACGATGGCATTTGACTACGGTCACAATGACGCTCGTAACGTTTGTGGATCAGATGGTACAAACTCATAGTATCTTCAGGTAGTACCCTCCTCCCGGAGGGTGCTCCTGAGTATATTATTATGTCTCGAACTACAAGAACAATTATTCCTATTCTCGATGGTGTTTCCGCAAACGGAGTCGGAGCTTCAGCTGATGTACGTGAATATCGTCACATCGTCTTCCAAGTTTCTACAACCGCTTCCGCGACAGCAACGATTAAATTCCAATGCTCTCTTTCCAATGTAGCGCCTGACTTTAGCGCAGCGCAGTCTACAGATAACCATTGGGATTATCTTGGCGTATACGATCTTCAAGATGCGAGCGCAGGAGATCAGCCAGTACCAGGGGCGACAGGTGTTGAATTCTCCTCAGTCTCAGTTGTTGACTCATGCCGTAACTTCCTCGCAAACGCGGACTACCTCGCATGGGTAAATGTGGAAGTCTCAGGCTACTCTGCAGGGGATATTACCGTTAACGCAATCGCAGCAAACTAATCTATGGCATTTAAAGCACCAAGATTTTCAGTAAACATTTCCATCGACGAGATCGAAGAGATCGAAAAAGGTGGCTTAATCGTTGGGGACGGATCCGGTGCTCCAGCTATTGTTAGTGTAGGATCAAACGATTTACCACTCGTCGCTGACTCTTTTCAACCCGAAGGCGTTACCTGGAAAGCTCTACCGATCGCAGGCGGGGGTACAGGACAAACAACACAAACAGCAGCGATGGATGCGCTTTCTCCGACAACAACAAAAGGAGACATTCTCGTTGACAATGGAACGAACGTCATCCGCTTACCCATTGGTACAGACGGTCAAGTTCTTACCGCAGACTCAGGGGAAGCCTCTGGGCTTATTTGGTCTACAGCGGCAGGAGGAGGCGGAGATGTTTCAGGGCCAGTTTCATCAACGAACAACGCAATCGTACGCTGGGATGGTACAGGTGGAAATACCGTACAAAACTCAGGAGTAACGATTGACGATTCTGACAACCTCAGCGGCGTGAACAACGTTACAGGTTCTGATACAAACTTCGTAACAGGAACAGCAGGGACTAACGGAAACGTCCCTCAATGGAATGCTGACGGAGACATTGTAGACGGCGGCGTAGCCACATCCGATATTGTTACACCTTCCAGTACGGACACCTTTACAAACAAAACATTAGGGGGCGACTTACTAATGTCTTCTGATGGAGCACACGATATTGGTACAGCATCAGTAGGTACTGGAGATATCCACGTAGGTGGTACGATGGGTGTTATTTTTAATAATAATATTACAATTGCAAGGGACTCGGGTGGTACAGCACGACTTCTTTTCACGGGAAGTGCAGGAGGATATCGGTTTGACGACCAATTACAACCTACAACCAACGACGGCGCAGAACTAGGATCTGCGAGTCTGGCATGGTCTGATCTATTTCTAGCATCTGGGGCTGTTGTCAACTTCAATAACGGTGATGTCACAATGACTCACTCAGTAAACGCCTTAGATATTGATGGAGGAGTTGTTGACTTTGGATCTACACCAACAGTTAGTGGTTCAGATGTTTATTACACAGGAGGAACAGATGTTGCTATCGCGGACGGTGGTACAGGTGCTTCAACAGCCTCTGCAGCTTTCAGTAACTTGAAACAAGCAGCTACAACTTCAGCAACTGGAGTAGTAGAGCTGGCAACATCAGCAGAGGTAACGACAGGAACTGACACATCACGCGCAATTACACCAGACGCTTTAGCAGGGTCTGAATATGGACAACGTATTATTGAGATCGCTCTTGTTGATAACAATACTGATACGGCTGTCGCAGATGGTGTTGGGGACATCTTCTGGACTGTTCCAGAAGAACTAGATGGCTGGAACATAGTTAACGCTCATGCAGCTGTCGGGACAGCTGGTACTACAGGCACAACAGATGTCCAAATTCACAACGTAACTTCTGCTGCTGATGTTCTTTCTACAAAGATCACAATCGACTCAGGGGAAACTTCTAGTTATACTGCAGCAACTGCGCCTGTTATCAACGCGGCAGAAGACGATCTCGCTACAGGAGATCAAATTCGCTTCGATGTGGATGACGTCAGCACTACAGCAGCAAAAGGTCTAACAGTAATCTTAACCGTCCAACTACCATAATATGGCTGCAGGAGATAAAATCATCATAGCTGGAGACTCAACCGATTTCGCTTATGGGTATGATTTATCTACCGCTTACGACCTGAGTACAGGTTCATATGCGAGTGAGAGTTTCAACTTCGACTCAGAAGATGAGCAACCATACAGCATCTTTTTTCGCGACAACGGAGAGCAGATGTACATGCTAGGTGTAGACAACGACACGGTATACCAATACACACTTTCCACACCTTGGGATGTGAGTACAGCTAGTTATGACAGCAAAAGCGCTTCCATTGGTACAGAATTACCTACACCTGCAGGTTTAGCGTTTAAGTCAGATGGTTCTCGGATGTATGTATGTGGGCGTGATGCGAGCATTGATGGAATCGTCGCTGCTTACGATCTAAGTACGGATTGGGATGTAAGTACAGCTAGTTATGCTAGTGAGCAGTACGATACAGAGACTGAAACAGGGCCGGAACCTTCTGAGGTACGGTTTAATAGCGACGGCTCCAAGATGTTTGTGCTCTCAGGCGACAATGAAGAGCTTTATGAATACGATCTAAGTACGGATTGGGATGTAAGCACAGCTAGTTATAGTAGTAACTCTTTAGATGTATCCGGACAAATGAGCTCTCCTTTCGGTTTTGACTTCAGTACAGATGGAGAGTATGTGATGGTCATGTCTACTAACACAGACACTATTTATGGGTATAATGTCACAACAGGGTTTGATTTGAGCTCAACTTCATATAATAGCGATACATTGAGTCTCGGAAGCCAAGATGGGACACCTCGTGGGATGTTTGTGGAAAATGGTGGGGGTGGAGGAGCAACATTCGTGCCCAAAGTAATGACATTCTAATATGGCAACATATTTTTGTCTGGGGTGCGGGAAAACAACTGAAGGAGAAAACATGCAGGGGAGTGAATGCGAGTGCGGGAATGGTATACTGAACTCAACAACATACGACGACATCCACAAAGAATTTAATGATCGCGTGAAAGACATTGAAACCTTAAAGGAAGGAGCGGCTCCAGAGGAGAAGCGCAAGATTTTGCAAAAGTATCCTAAAGGAGTTTTCCAGTATAGTTACCGTGACTTGAAACGATTACACAATCCTCAATATAAACTAAAAAAATAATATGAAAAACTTTGACTCATTAGAAAAAGATACGAGTGAGCGAACAATCCACGTTGGAACGCATGTGCGGATGAATGATGCGACAGGAACTCCTGTAGAGTCTCCAGTCGCTCTCACAGACTCAATCACAACAATTAACGTTCCAGATACAGCAGCGGAGATGTTTGTCTCAGGTGCTGTTGCATTCCGTTTCGGAGTAGATGATGACCTCTCAGACGGGTATACACGTGTTCCAGCAGATGTTGGACTTGTGATTCCGGTTGCGAAAACAGATACCCTCTACTTTCGAGATGATGGCGACAACGGAAATCTTTCATTCTTCTTTATCGAAATAGCACAAAAATAGTATGCGTGGCTTAAGGTCCGGACTAGGGATGAATCCTCAACGTTTCATAAAAGCAACTGGTGGCTTTTCACCAAGTGATTTATCTAATCTTTATCTGTGGTTCGATTTCAGCGATACATCGACGATGACTCTTGATAGTTCCAGCATTACTTCCATCACGGATAAGATTCAGGGTTATACCGTTTCACAAGGAACAGCATCCAACCAGCCAACTCTTACAACATTAGGAGGTGTGAATGTTGGTTCGTTTGATTATGTTAACGACCTTTTGATTAATACTTCTTCTAACCCTTTTGATGGGACTGAAACAAACTTAGACTTTATTGCTTTAGTTCACTACCCGTCAAACCCAACAGGTAACACGGTTGTTTGGGGGCTTGGCGATACATCTGGTGATGGGGCTGGGAACGCAGTTGCCTGTTACCAATTTAACTCGACAGACCGCATTAGTGGTTCGAGGGGAGATAGTCGAATGATTCAACGACGAAATAGTGGTAACCCTGATCGCATTCAAGGTTCAACGACGAATGCAACAAGTGCAGGAGATACGCATTTACTTCACGTAGTAGTGGATGATGGAAATCCGTGGGCATTATTCACGGATGGTGTTTCTCAATCGATCACAATATATCAGGGCTCTAATTCAGGGGATACACCAGGTGATTGGATGGCAGAAACAAACGATCACGCATTTTGCATTGGTACAGCAGAAACAACAGGTACGATCGCCCACATGGGTGGATATATTCTTCAACTATTCTGTTTTGAAGGAACGAACTTAGATGCTGCCGGGAAAGATAAATTAACCGATTGGATCAATAATTTATACGGGACCTCCTTCTCTTACTAATATGCAAAAATTTATCGGAGCAATCCACAAATCAATTAAAGAAGAAGTAAACAAATGGATTGAGGAGAACATCCCTAACGCAGGTCCAGATAACTTCTCGACACCTCTCTACCTCTTCCCACAAGATCCAGACGATCCGGAACAGGACTTTGACGAGTGCGTCACTTCTTGGCGCCTTGATCCCGAGCCACTTCAGAAACTCGTGGACTATATGGAAGCGACTTATCCAGACAAGTTCCGTTACTCAATGACAGAGCTAGGACTCGAATCAGATCGCATTGAAGAAGATAAGGCCGAGATCAAGAAAGAAAAGCCTGTACGAGCAAAAGAGATCTTCATGAAGTACATGACAGAAAAAGAAGCTAAAGCACTGGAACAGAAAAAGAGTGCAACAAAAGAAGAGCAAGCGCTAATTAATAAGAAATTAGCTGCAATGGTAGAAGAGAAAATGAAAGTAGAAGCAGAACTAGACGCAAATGCAGCGAAGCTAAAACGCAAATAATATGGAAGGCATAGAAAACAATAGAGATGAAATCATCATCCGTGTTGACGAGCGCACGAGCAGAAACACAAAGCAACTTGCCGCGCTCAATAAAAAGATGGACGACGGCTTCCATAAAATTGAGAACCAGTTAAATAAAATTAACTCCATCCCTCAAATCGTTGCAGACCATGAACGTCGAATTACTGACATGGAGAGCGATCGAAAGTGGCTGACACGATATGTGATAGGTGCAGTTATTCTCTCTGGTCTAGGCTTTATTTTATCTTCAGGAGTAGTATGAAGAAGTTTATAGAAAAACTTAGTAAATGGGAGGCGAGACTTCTCAAAATCTTATTACGAGTTGGGACCTTCCTCCAACTCGGCATTGGCGTTGCTGTTATCTTACTTCTTATTTTTCCACTTCAAGTTGCGGCTTTCAAAGAAGTGGATGGTTACGACTTTGTTGTAGATGCGGATACCTTACAAGAAGGAGAGGTTATACCAATTAAGATAGATTATTGCCTTTACTATAAAGGTCGAGCAGACTTCACGTACCGCATTATTGGGGAAAATAAATTCACATATCCAGAACTTTCTGTAAACGTGAAGAAGGGATGCGGCGTGTCGGAGCCACGTACTCTATCGATTCCTTACGGCCAACTCCCGCCAGGACAATACTATCTTCAACTGGATGTGAAATATATCGTGAATCCATTCAAGCAACCAGAAAAGGACTGGCGTTCTAATCCATTCTTTATCGAATAATATGAAAATACTCTCGCAACTAGACCCAGAGTGGTCAGGAAACTTTATCGGAGCATCAACGTCTCGTATTGGGCGTTGGGGTTGTACGATCACGTCGATCTCAATGATTTCTGATTACTTCAATGATTACAAATCTCCCGCGGAACTCGCGGGAGATGCGCATAACTTCGTGAACGATCTCGTTCATTGGCGTAATATTTCAACGAAGTTCAAGAACTTTAAGTTCGTGAAGCGAGCATACGGGACAACATCTTCGCTACTTCCAGAGATCAAGGAAGCGTTGAAAGATCCGCGTCGTGCAGTTCTTGTCGAAGTAGATAACCGTACACATTGGGTTGTGGCCTATAGCCTCAAACGTTTCTCGGGCCGTCTAGCTGTAGCTGATCCGCTTGGGGGAAAGATTGTCGACGTACTACGCAAGTATCACAACATCACCGGCGCAGCCTTTTTTGAAGCAACAGACGAATGGGAGAAGCCAACGAATCCGGCGCCTCAACCAATCACAAGTAAGTTGATCAAATCAGAGAACGACCCAGAGATCTACTTCTACAATGGTAAGAAGAAGTTCCACTTCCCGAACTGGTACTCATTCGTTGAATTAGGCGGTGATATGAAGCGTGTGCAAACGATCAGTAAAGATCTTTTGAACAGTATTGAAGACGGGGAGCCGATTACAAACGTCAAGCCTTTATGATCCGTAGAGAAGAATCCGGTTGGGTGTTGTATAATAAAAGAGGGGATAGAGTGATAGGTACTCATAAAACCTACAAAGATGCGAAGGCACAAGAGCGTGCTATCCAGTATTCTAAAAGTAAAAAGAAATAATATGCCAAAGAAACGACTCAAAAAGTCTATGGGGAAGATGAAGCGGAAACTATCAAATCGAGAGGCTGCGATTCTTCGTTCTGTAAACGCGAACAGAAGTAAATCAAATCGTAAACCACTAAAGTATTAGTATGGAAAAAACATTCAACAAAATCATGGATCGTATTGATGGGTATAAAACGTATATCATTATCGTTCTTGCACTCATCACCGTGACGCTAGGTCACTTCAGTGTACTCGCACCAGAAGAAGTTACTTCAATCCTAGTATATCTAGGTCTTAGTGGACTCGCTGCTCTGCGGTCTACAGCAAGCAAAATCATCAAAAAATAAATATGTCTGTTATTCTCCGAGCATCAAATTACGACCTTCTTCGAGAAGGTAAGCCGCTTACCTACCTTGCTGACACAGCAAATAGTGGCGACAATACATTAACCGTTCAATCAATCGCTGGTTTCACGACTAGCGACATGGTTGCGATTGGCGTGCTCGGAGAAGAAAGAACAGAAATCATACAGCTGCACGCGTCCACTTCGCCTACAGGAACAACGATCACATTAGACTCGAATCTCTTACAGGATCATGAAGAGGGCGCTCCAGTGTATGTTATTGATTACGATCAGATCGAGTGGTCGCGAGCGACAACAGAGACGGGAACGAAGTCTGTGTTAAGTGCAGACTCAATTGCTGCAGATGCTATGCACTCAATCTATGACGATACAACAAACTCTACCGGGTTCGGTTTCTACCGCTGGAAGAACTCAGACTCGAGTGCTTTCTCAAACTATTCAGATCCGATTCCATACGCAGGTTACGAGCCCAACACAGCACACAATATATTCCAACGTGCGCTTTCAACGGCTGGGCAGCAGTTATCACCACACCTGCGTTACGAAAAACTGTATGACTTCTTAAATGATTTCATCGCGATGGCGAATGATATGAACCGGAAGTGGTCAAACGCGAAAGTGATCCAACAAGAGATGGGGAATATTTCAACAGGAGACTGGGAGGCAGACCTTCCGTCAGATATCGCGTTGAAGAAAGATCCTTCAGCGATCATGGGGATTCGCATTAGTGACAACGGAACACTGAGATATGTTTCTCCGCAGAAGTTCAACTCGTTCATCCACACAATGCAGTTCACAACCTTAAATGGAGACGTTGCAGACACCGATACAAGTATCGTACTTACGAACTCTTCTGCATTCGGTGATTCAGGGACAGTATTAGTAAACGGTGACACAATCGAATACACAGGCAACAACCGGGCAACAAACACTCTTACAGGAGTAACAGGTATTGTTTCTGGAGGACACTCAGATGGTGACTACGTATTCCAGGACTACACAACTGGGACACCATTCATCTATACCATTCCTTCAGAAGGAAAGGCCCGTTTCTGGCCGCTTGCAGATGCGAGCATTAACAATGAGGTTATCTTTATTGATTACTATAAACGCATTCCTCAAGTGAACTCACTAGGAGACGATATCGTCGTGCCATACACAAAGGCAGCGATTGACTATATGGCATACCGGATTAAGAAGTTTGCCGCAGGTGGAACGCTAAGTGTAGGAGACGAGGACTACCAACAGTTCCAGTTTGATTTCAAGCGGATGATTGAACAGGACGTAAGTGGGGAACCTATCAAAATTCGCATAAAATAAACTATGGCTCAAGGATTAGACCCAATCACATTACGAGGATTTCATCGAGGGATGGCAGACAAGAGTGTTCTTGCTGACTCAATGATGTCAAGGAACCAATTACGTCTCATCGAAAACATGGATGGAGACGCTATTGGGTATCTCAAAAGTCGTAAAGGTTACGAACGTGTTGGGTCTGCCGCAGTCGTTAGCGGGGAGTCTGGTCTAGGGCTTCACCACCATATTGGAACAAACTCACAGCTCATCGCATTTTCTGACAATGCAGGCTCAACAAATACTGAATCATACTACTTAGACGGCAGTACTTGGACTAATGAAGCACTTGGCTTTACCGCAGGTAACCGAGTACGGACAGTTTCGTTTCTAGACCGTGTGTTTGCCGTTAATGGTGTAGATGCGCCAAAGAGCTGGGATGGGAACCCATCAAACAGTTGGGACTCAACAAACCTCACATCAGCTCCAACGTCTGCACTTATTGAGACGTATAAACAACAAGTCTTCATGGGCGATACATCTACTGACCAAGTAGATTATTCTTCGATTCCATCTTCTGGAACAATTACATGGCCATCAGATAATAACTTTATTGTTAACCCGAACGATGGTTCTAACTTAACCTTTTTAAAGAACTTCGCGAATCAGTTACTGATCGGGAAGAACGATTATATTTACCGATACAACGGGCGTTCGATAGACGCGGATCCGGTTATCTTCTTCGGAGCGCCTTCTCAAGAAGCTGTCACACAAGCTGGAGGAGGGGCACTCTACGTCTATGATGGACGACGTAATGTGATTGTTGAATATAGTGGCGGTTATCCTTCCCCCATTTCAAAACCAGTTCGCGCATTCCTCCGAGCAATCCCAACATCGTCTCATGAAGACGTCGTTCTATGGAGCGATGAAGATCACGTAATCGCATACATTGGAGATGTGACAGTAGAGGGGGTAACCTTTAGTAAGGTCGCTTTACGTTACACAATCTCTACTCAATCGTGGGTTGTGTACACATATGCGCACGAATTCACCGCAGAAACGCTTTACGATGACGGAACAGACATACTACAACTAGGGTACACATCAGATGGGAGTGTCGTAAAACATGACACAGGCTCAACAGACCTCGGAGAAGGGATCTCATACAAATTAGAGACAGGTTGGCTTTCGTTTGGGCGCAACCTTGCGCTTCGGCAGAAACTTGCAGCGTTCTCCGCATTCGCTGAGTCAGCGCGCGGGATGAACGTTCAGTATAAAGCAGATATTGAAGACAATACGTGGCGATCAATCGGGCAAATGCGCGGGCTTGTTACTTCTTGGTCTGGGCTCAACATACAGATGCACCGCATTAAGTTCCGTTTCGTTGGGTATACAGAATCCGCTCAAGCGATCTTTGATGGATTCTCACTTCTTATTCCAACACTCCAAGGACTGGAGCGTGATACACCGAAAGAACTATGATAGATGACTTCTTGAGCTCGGGGTACAACAGCTTCCTTTCAGTTGACGGTGCATCTGGAAACCTACCATCGTTAGACACGACAGGACAGAGCGGGGTCGTTTACAACCCTGTTCTTCAGGTTACAAATCCGGAAAGTATCGACGGCGGTGACATGATCAAACGTGTTACGACTGCACCTGGGCTCTTGGAAGGAGGTATTCAAACAGCTTTAGAAGGTCGGCGCGTTGTCATCAACAATAACGGTATTACCGCGTTCAATGATGATGAAGAGAATTTCTTCAACATGAACACGACGAATAACGGTGCTGCCCTTTCCCTTACGCGTTCTGCTACTGCTTCAGCGAGTACAGAACTTCTTCGTCTCATTGATCAGCATCCGAGTCGAACGACAGCAGTGTTCACTAATACAGGGGACAAACCAACAGCTGATCTTGTCGCAATCACAAACGAAGCTCCTATTGGAGATATACGTTACCTTCTTCATGTACGACACGCAGGAGGGGAAGACGTTTCATCTCTCATTTACGCACAATGTAACAACAATGTTGAGACGCTTTCAGGGCCTCTAGCAGTATTCCTACAGAATTCAGCGTCAGATGTTCCTGCCGCACAGTTCACAACTGACTCAGGAGTGAGCGAGTTCACAACCATTCATGTAAACAACAGCGCGAGTGATGGCGCGATTCAGGCGATTCAGAATAGTGTAACGTCCACAAACTTCTACAGAATCATGGAGTTCAAAGCTTCTACTGCGGCTACTCTTGCGCTTTGGGTGGCGAACAACGTAAACCCGAATGGGTCTCTTTCTGGAAACGCTGGGGATATCTGTCTTTCAAGTAACGGGAATATTTATCGTTGTACAGGAACAACCAACTGGACTGCTATGTAGGGAGTAGGTCTTTTATGTTATAATATTAAAGATTATGGAGTATTTTAAGGACTCACAAGGTAATATAGTTTTCGTAAATGCGTCAGCACCAAATGGTTTTGCTGTCAGTCAAGAGACGGGGAAGTATGTAAAGTTAACAGATGATTTTGCTCCTTTTACGCCCTCTGGGACACAACGCCAACGAGCAGAAGCGATCTCAAATCAGACAGCTCAAACGCGTGTGACAGCGTCATCACGAGATGGAGCGAATACAGGGAGACTTTCTGAGCGAACGCGTGTACAAGCGATTAAGCGTAGCGGACAAGTTGTCGGGTATAGGATTGTTGGAATCAAATCTGGTGATGTGTACGGAGAAGTAACAGCAACGCAAGGAGAAGGACAAGCTGAGCTTATCCAAAAAGCGTACGCACGACAGCAGCAATTACAAACAGGATCGACGCCAACAGTTTCAGGCCGTCCTGATCTTTATGTTATTGATCCACTACCAGGAGAAGCTCAGTCGACAATTACAGCGCCTAACGGAGAACAAGTACAGCCTCGCGCAGCTACAGCACAAGAGCTTTCCGCTCGCGCAAACAACACGCTAACGTCATTCAATGAAGCGTACTCACCTCAAACAACAACCGATTCAGGTAGCACTACAGGCGCTGGTACAGGAGACGCGGTTGCAGAAGAGGCGATCACTGCTTTAGAGGAGGCTGCGTCAACAAAGGAAGCTGAGGCAACGGCGGAAAACCCAAACTTAGAGATTACGCCAGAGATGCGAGCAACTTGGGTTGCAGAAGCTCGAGACGAGCTTGCGCAAAATAGATACTACCAAGAACTGTTCCAAAACGCTGAAACAGATCTAGGCATCTCCTTCAGTCGCTTAGCGGAAGATCTTCGTGTTGCTGAGTCGGCAGTACAAACGCAGTACAAACGTAACCTAGAAACAACACAAGGGAACTTACAGCAATCTGGTTTCCTGTATGGTGGTGTGCGTGACAGAGCAGAACGAGAACTGGCTGAGAGTACGAACACGCAACTAGAAAGCATCAACCGACAAGTTGGACGCTCGTTACAAGATGTTTCACGTGAAGCAGAGCGCAACCTCGGTACAGAACGGTTCTCTTCTATTGCGAATAATTTAGGATCATTTAATTATGCCGGACGCGTTATTCCTGGTGTCCCAACATTCGAAGCAGGATCTCCTGGGGCTTCTCTTACCGTTCAAGGTGGTCAGTTCGGAGACATTGGTCGTGAACTAGAACTTGAAGTTCAAACACGAGCAATCGAAAAAGAAAACGCGTTCCGAGACGTAACATCTATTTATGGCTAGTAACAGAGAACTAACAGAAACAAATGCGATCGCTGATCAGCCGAGACGGTTAGGTTCCTTTGAGGATAATCGTCCTGTGTTCAAGGCGCCTCCAAAGGTGGAGGAAGTGCGGCCAGTGGCAACAAGCACTGATCGTTTAATGAACTACATCCAGACAGGTGGTGGCGGAGGGTCCGCTACTGGCAGCGCTACTGGAACAACACCAACGCAAGAGAACCTTGCAACACTTATCAATAATACAAGTGGTGACAAACGTGTCGTTGAGGTTGGATCTGCAGAAGCACAAGAGTTATTCGGGCAAGGGTACGAGCTCATGGGCTCAGGTGTGCAGGAAAGCTCGACTCCAAGTGTTGAGGGATCGACAACAGCTCCGGTTGTACCAGAGCCGTCTTCTATTACACAGGCAGCACCGTCTGTAGGATCTATCGATTGGCTTCGTAAGAAATCTAATGCGACACGATCAGAAATGTTCTCTCTTGTGTATGGGTATACGCCAGATGAAATCCAAGACCTGCCGCCAAGCGAACAACGCTACCTTCGAAACTTACGTGTACAGGGACTGAAAGCAGAGCTTGGAAACTGGCAAGATGCAATTGAGGTTGCGCGACAAGAAGACCTTGACGCACGCTCTACGAACCTTGAGAAGCTAAACCTGTACTTAAAGTATGGAGTTTTGAACGAGCTCGAAGATAGTGAACTTCAGGGACTCGCAGCAAGTGTAGGTTTGAGTGCTGACGCCGTACGAGCAATGGGTGTAGAAGGAATCGAGCCACCAGAACTTCGTTCAGTTAATGGGAATCTTTATCAGTTACAGTTTAATCCTGAGTCAGGTACATGGGAAAGCTCTCTCATCATCGGTAAATCTTCCGGAGGCGGTGGAGGCGGAGGCGGTGGATCCTCTTACACACAATATTCAGATGATCTTGTGAGTGAAGCATTGAACGCCTATGAGCTATCAGGAAACAGTATTGTAAACTTAGACGAAGAAGATATTGCAAACATTGTCTCTGTTTACAGCGCACGATTAAGTGGAAGTGAAGGAGAAACAGTATTCACGCCAAAAGGTGGAGGAGATAGTGGGCCACTACAGTTTGGAGATGAAAGCGGTGAAGGAGACGGACCTATTACTTTTGAAGAAGAGAATAAGTCTGGAGGTGGAAACAAACTGATCGACTTCCTTCTCAATAAAGTGTTTTAGATTATGGCTACATTAGGCGGAGGAGGTAAGTCCTCCAGTAAGAAAAAGAAAGACGTCCCCTTTGTCCAACAGGCAAAGAACGTCATCAAGAACGCTGTTGACACAAACAATGACAGTAAAGTTTCCGTCAAAGAAGTAGCAACAGCGATCGTCGCACCAAAGAGCACGATTGCAAGCGCGACAGCAGATGCAGTTAAGAAAACACAAGCGTTTGATGATTTCAAAAGCTTCTTAACAAAAGAGTACGTTCCAGATAAAGATAAGAAGAAGACGAACACACTCTTAAACGCTGTTACTGGAGCAGCGGCAGCACCACTTCCTGGAGTTGGTGCATTGGGTGGCGCAGCTGTATCAAATGCTGTAAATAATAATGGTGGCATCATCGCAGACATTGTGCGATCACCGGTACGAACAGTAACCGCAGTAGGATTAGAACCTGCAGCGGCTGCTTTAACGTTATTTAAAGGTCAACAAGTTGAAGCGATTTATGAACCGAAGACGTTCTTAGAAAAAGGTTTGTTTGGTGCTGAACCTATTGTTGGTTCTTTCGAGCAGATCAACCGCGCAGAACAGAAGGTGCACAACTTACTTGAAAAGTTGGGTGTAAACTCTGACGTTGCGAAAGGGTCGTCTCTCGCAGCTGCACCATTAGGTATCGCAGCAATGACATCATTAGATCTTCTTCCAGAAGGAGGTGGTGCAAGTAAAGTACCAAAAGTTGCGGAGAAGCTTATCCTAAAGTATGGAGATGACGCTGTAGGGTACTTAGAGATGATCCGTAAAGCGGACGTCGATCAGATAAAGCAACTACCAAAGTCAGTGCAAGACGATATCCGTAACGCTGTGAATGGAGTTGGCGGAGATAAGATTGAGGAGCTGTTCAACTCTGTAAAAGAGACGGTAATTAAGGACTTGCCAGAAAACTTTGAGAAGTTTGGTGGAACAATCAATAAAGCGAAGATCGATATCGCTGATGATTTGAAGTATAAGATCGATATCGCGCAAAAGAAAATTGCTGATGACTTAGCTCGTATTAAAGGAGAGCCTGTTACGCAGTCAGAAGTTGTCGAAACCGCGAAAGCGCGTGATATCTTGAACAAGGTGGTCACACGAGATGAGACAGTGAACGCTGTTGCTGCTATGAAAGCAACACGAAATGCGTTTGCGAAAGAGCTTACGAAACCAGGTATCACAAAAGAAGCGCTCGAGAACATGAAGGTTATTCAATCAGTCGCGAGTGACTGGGGGCGTAAACTAAACTCATTAAAGACAAGTGCTGTGCCAGGCGTGCACGAGGTGAAAGAAAATATTATCAAACGCCTTGTGAAGATGGGAGAAGACCTAGACGTTATTGTTAAGAAGTCAGAAGGTGTTGATCTTACGAACCCAAAGGAAGCGACAAAGTTCTACCGAGAGTTTGTGAAGCCGAAGAAGGGGGAGATTCTAACAGAGATGCAGTACATCAACCTTCTTTCCTCTCCTCAAACTCATATTGTTAACGCGTTCTCTGGTATTCTCCAGGCTGGAGTTCTGGCACCTGCAACGAAATTAGCGCACGGTGGGGTTGATATGATCGGTTCAATGCTCACAGGTAAGCAGCGGGAAGTGTTTACAAGTGAGGTTCCTGCATACTATAAAGGAGCTCTTAACTCCTTAGGGGCTGCTGCACGAGATGCAATCGGCATCTTAAAAGGTGAGCGATTCGGAACAAACCTCGACTTAGATAAACTCCCAACGGGAAGTAAACTCACGAAGTGGGGGGCATTCATTCCACGTGCACTGGAAGCTGGTGACGCATTCTTCATGACGATCATCAAGAACGGGGAGCTTGAAGCGTTCGCAGATCGTGCGATCAA